ACTGGCGGGTAATACTCCGGCTCTGTTTTCTTCAAATACTCCTCCAGCATTTCCTTCAATTTTTCTATAATGCTACCGTCCTTCCCAACTGAGATTCACCTCCTCAGTTACGGCACATATTACCGTAGACTTTTGCACATAGCAACCTATTTTTTGCGGTCTTTCGGACACCCCATCTTTTCCCTCACTTCATCTGGCACATCAATCAGCCCAAACCGATAGAACATCCCATAAATGTAAGTCACTCCCCGAATATCGCCCAGAGCTTTCGGGCGGTCTACCACTTCTTCTTTTATATTTCCCAGCGCCAGCAGCACTGAACTCCACGCCAGACTTTTACTCTTTTCCCGTCTGTCGATCCACAGCTCCTTCGTGTACTCGCCGTTCCTGCCTTTTTTTATTTCGTAAGAGAATGGCAACCCGGAGTAAGTTTTGAATTTCACACCGGCATAGGCCAAGACCACACCCCAGAAGTTATCTTCTGTCTGATCAGCCCTCCATCGCTTCATCGCTCTGTATCTCCGCTGCCGCTCTGCTTCAACACTGATTTTCTCTTTTTCTGTACTTGGGAAGTACACACCTTTCTGATAAGGCAGGTACGAGGTAACGGAGGCTTTGGAAAGCTGAAGAGTAGAGGATGTTGAGAGTATGGAGGTTTTGTAGTCTTGTGTTTCACGATATTCTTCAAAAGTTTCTCTCACCCTCTCTGCTACATCCGATTCATACACACCAGCTGTGATGAGGAGCTTCCGGACTTTGATAGGATTTAGGTTCAGAACATCGCCGATGGCCTGCAAGGACATCTCAGAATTATAAAGTGCCACAGCACTTTCCATCTGCTCTTTCAGATTTTTCCCAGCATCGTACTCCGGCTTCAGCTTCTTCCGACCGCTGCCGGGCTTTCTTGTTTTCTTCATTTTACTCATGTAGCTCCAGCGGCAGTCCATCCGGGTCGTGGAAGAAAGTCATTTTCTTGCCGGTATAATCATCCACACGGATTGGCTCACATTCAATTCCTACCTCTGCCAGTTCATTCACTGTCTGTTCCACGCTATCAACGTAGAACGCAAGGTGACGCAATCCACAGGCTTCCGGGCGGTTCACACGCTTCGGAGGATTTTCCTCAGCGAAAATCTCCAGCTCTGTGTGTTCATTGATACGCAGATCCAGCTTCCAGTCTTTACGCTCCGGGCGATAGTTTTCTCGGATGACAGAGAATCCCAGCTTGTTCACATAGAAATCCTTTGCAGCTTCGTAATCAGATACAATGATTGCAATATGATGTATTTTTGATAAGTTCATTTTTTCTCCACTCCTTTTTATTTCCGTTACAAACTATATAACAATCTTCAAAATATACCGTGTGAACTCCTGGAGTTCAGTTTGTCCACACGGCGTAGGTTTTACTTCAGTTTTTCGAGAATCTCATCCGCACTCATGCCGCCGGCCAGCAGTTTCTTCAGCACAGCTTCGGCTTCCGTCTTTTTCGCCTCTTCAGCGGCTTTCTGATCCGCTTTGGTTTTCTTTGCTTCGAGTTTGGCTACTTCTTTCTCGGCGGACTTCAGTTCGCTACGCTTTTCTTTTAGAGTTGCCTTTAGGTCGTTGATGTTGGCGGTGATAGAAGCGATTTCATCGTTGAGGGTTGTGATTTGAGTTTGTTTTTCAGTAATTTGGGATGCGATATCAGATTTGGGGCGGTTCTTGCTTCCTTTGGTTCTGGGCATTGTTGTTACCTCCGAATTATGTAGTGCTTCTTCTGAAATGAAACATAATAGCCTTTATTATTCCTTATATTTCAACAATTCGTGTTCCGTGATTTCCTCTTTCACCTGGCATCAGCATTATTTGAATTTGCTCTGTATTATTAGTATTTATTGCAGCTTCAACTTCTGTTAAATTAGCTATCCTTGCAGACTCAAGTTCAACCCACACATTTAAGTTCTCAACTTTTATCCCTAGTATGGTCATACTAGCAATTTCTTTAAATTTCAAACAAGCATCAGAATCAAGGCTTTCAGATGATACTAAATGAAGATTAGCCGTCATGCTAAAATTTTCCCATGTAAATCCTTCTGAAATCTTCATAATACTGTTTGATAAAAACCAAATCAGTTCTATATCTTCGTTGGACAACTCCTGATCTGTCGGAAATTGAAGTCCAAACTGGTTTTCAATCATAAGTAACCTTTTAGCGACTTCAATATTATAATCTATACTATCATAATCCTCAGCAAATACCACACAATTTAACTCTGTATAGAATAAATCCTGATTTACCTCCGTCAAATGAACACGCAGTACATTTTTAGGAACTGCTACTTTCATAAAATTCAAAAACTTATGGATACTTTTCCATGATTTTCCTATAAATTTATATGTAAAATCAGTGACGTGAGTATCCATATGATACGTCAATTCCAAAACAAAATCAGATGCATACTCCACATTAGATATTTTTACAATATTCGCATCAGGATCTACTGGCTGCATTCTCATAATTGTATCATATTGATACGGACTACCATCTATTACAATTACAGCCTTCATGCCAACTGGCAACTCTTCTGGGACTATCTTAAATGTACTTTTTCTCCATTCTTTTTGAAATTGATCTTGATATGGGTCGATTATATCGCCGATCATTTTCTGCATGTCAATCATTTCAATATTAATTGGAACTTGAGAAATTCTAGCTCTTCTCAATAGTTCTTGAAACGACATTCCCGCAGGCATTTGTACTTTTGCCTGCCCTTTTATGTGTTGTGGAAATCTTGTTTTCGCTTCTTCATTTACAGGTTCACTGTGTATGTCAGCTTTACCATTTCTCATATTCACAACGGCCTGATAGCCTTGGGGCAATACCTCACTTTGTTTTAATAAAACACTAGAGATTGAATCCAATGTTATTTTCAAATCGTCTGGGCTATCTTTAATGTGATTAATGGCAACTGCCGGATTTTCAATTTTAATATTTGAATCTTGATATATATTCCCATTTTTTATAGTATCCACTTGAATACTATTCTGTTTACTGCTTTTTGAGAAAAAATTTCTTATGGCATCAAGTATGTGCTTTACCATATTACTCTTACCTATTCCTCAACATCTTGTTTAATTGTACCTGTTACCGTTCCAGCTTTTATCATATTATTTTTCTTCACCTTTTCATCTTTGCTGTCAAGATTTTTCTGTTTATGCACATCCTGTATAATTTCTCCCACTTTATGAACTTCCACATAATTTTTCTTGTCTATTTCTTTTTGAAATTTTCTTCCAACAAAAAAAGAGCTAACTATTCCAGCGATGAAACTAATCAAAAATGCGCCGAGTGCAGTCGACGGATCAAATAGGTTTTGAAATTGTTGAACGATATCCATTAATTACTCCTCCATCCTTAATTTTCCTCACATCTTCGCCAATCCTAAGATCGTTGCCTGCTGCTCACCACGAAGAGGTGTGTGATTATCAGAGCAGCGTAGGGAGCTACCGCTCCCAGTATATCACAGATCAGAGAACAAGTCAGCCTTGTACACGCCTTTTTCTAACATTTTCTTAAAGCTGTCCTTTACGGCTGCGACATCCTCATGGTAGGTCATTCCGTACCATGTATCGTTGGTCTTCAGAACTTTTACATTCATCTTGCCTTCACTCAGTAATTCACCGATGAAGATTGGGATCAGATACTCTGCTTTCAGTGGGTTCTTAACTACTTCTTTCTCGAAGAACTCTTTGAAGCCCTCTTCCAACACATCCAAGAACTCTGGTGTCAGTCCCCACATATTCATAGAAACCAGAGAATTCGTGTCAATGGCCACACCGTCTGCCTCTGCTCCAGCTGCAGTCTTTACAATATTCTTAGTCTCCACAACCTCGGTCAAATTTCCCTGATCGTCCATCTTGCAGATGCCACGAGTCACACCACCATTATCGGACAGTGTGTTCTCCAGAACAAAGCCCGCCATGCAGGACTTTCCACCGTTTACCAGATAGTCATGGACAGCCTTGAAGCCCTCTTTGCCATAGTAATCGTCTGCATTGATCACAATGAACGGGGTATCAATCACATTCTTTGCCGCGAGCACAGCCTGACCGGTTCCCCAAGGTTTTGTACGACCTTCCGGAAGTTCTCCCGGAATATCGTTGATGTCCTGGAAAGCATAATCAACGGTCACATTGTGTTTTTCACAGATTGCTGCAATTCTGTCGCCAATAACCTCTTTGAACTCTTTCTCGATATCCTTCCGGATAATAAATACCACATGGTTGAAGCCTGCCTCAATTGCATCATGGATTGAGTAGTCCATGATGATATGGTTAGCATCATCGACCGGCTCCAACTGCTTGATTCCTGTTCCAAATCGGCTACCTATTCCGGCTGCCATGATAAGTAATGTTGTGTTCATGTTTTTCTGCCTCTTTATTCTATATTTTCGTTAGGTAGCGCCCGATTTTTATTCTTCCTATGATCCATGTAATCCCCGCTGAAATAATCAATACGATTAACCAAAAACATACCGCCTCTGTAAGTGAATTGACTTTCATAATACGAGCCACAATAAATCTAAGAGGAAAATGAATTATATATATGCCTAATGTTAGCCTTGCAAATTTTCGTATAAACTCTTCTACACGTTTACAAAGGTTTATTCTTAATAGTAAAGAAAAAAAGAGTACAACCCAAATAACATCTAAAATGGAATCATAAAAATACTCTGCTTTAAGAATTTTCCCTTCTAGCAAAATGACTCTCGTTCCAACATAATAATGAAAAGCTAATACGATTCCGGTTACCACTACTGTCAAGATTAAATGCACATCAAAGTGTATTTTACTCTTTAGTCGAGAAGTTACTACTTCAATAAAACCGCCGAGAAGGAAATAAAATAACCATGTCCATACTCTAAACGTCTGTATTACATCTGCTTGCAAAGGATATGCAATAAAAAATGAAATAGTTTGAATAATAAAACACACTGTTCCAATTAAAAACAGTAAATTTTTTTGGCTCTTAGACGATTTTGAGCTCATCCATGGAAGTAAAACATATACAATAATTAGTGCTCCCAAATACCAAAAATGTCCCATTTCACCTTTCTGGAGGAAACTCTTGATTATATCTTGTGGTACATTTAACCATTCAACACTCAGTCTACCAATTGAATATACTTGAATCATACTTCTTAGAATATCAAAGATCAAGTTCCACAGTACAACTAACCTTATAATGTTAAATGCTTTTCTTAATGGATAATTCCAAAAAATTCTTCCACGATTCAGTAGAAAAAAACCACTCGACATAAAGAAAAAAGGAATCGCAAATCCACAGAGGTAATATGCCAAAAGCGTTCCAATCGAACTCTCTCTAGGAAATGTGTGCAACCCTACAACAGCTATGCAGGCAACAATCCGAGCTAAATCAATATTAGTATTTCTCTGTCTGTCTGTCTGTCTGTCTGTCTGTCTGTCTGTCTGTCTGTCTGTCAAGATTGTCCCATTACGATCTTCCAATTTCAAGCCCTCACATCACTTTCCTTAATTTCGTGCAAATTCTTTTTCGCATCTATCCAGTACAGCAGCAATAACCTGATCCATATCGTAGTACTTATACTCACCAAGACGACCGCCGAAGATTACCTTTTCTTCTGCGTCTGCCAGCTTCTTATATTCAAAATATAGCAATCCATTTTTAGCATCATTAACTGGATAATACGGCTCATCACCCGGTTTCCACTCACTACTGTACTCACGGCTGATAATCGTCTTTGGCAGGTCATTTCCATTTTCATCCTTACCGAACTCAAACCATTTGTGCTCAATGATACGGGTCCATGGAGTTTCACGGTCGGTATAGTTCACTGCAGCATTTCCCTGGAAGTTTGGCTTATCCAATGTTTCCGTTTCAAAGCGAACAGAACGGTATTCCAGCGTACCCAATTTATAATCAAAGTACGCATCAATTGGTCCAGTGTATACAACCTTATCAGCTAATGCATCTAACTCGGCTTTGTTCTCCAGATAGTCCGTATTCAAACGCACCTCAATACCGTCCAGCAGATTGGCAATCATCCTGGTATAACCACCAACAGGAATACCCTGATAAAGTGCATTGAAGTAGTTGTTATCAAAGGTCAGACGAACCGGAAGACGCTTGATAATAAAAGCGGGCAGTTCCTTGCAATCGCGACCCCACTGCTTCTCAGTGTAGCCCTTAATGAGCTTCTCGTAGATGTCACGACCGACAAGAGAAATGGCCTGCTCTTCAAGATTCTGTGGCTCATCAGTAATCTCCTTACGCTGCTCTTCGATCTTGGCAGCAGCTTCTTCTGGCGTCACGACACCCCACATCTTGTTGAATGTGTACATGTTGAACGGCAGTGAGTACAACTCGCCCTTGTAATTGGCTACAGGTGAGTTCGTAAAGCGGTTGAACTCGGCAAACTGTGTAATGTAGTTCCAGACTTTTTTGTTGTTAGTATGAAAAATGTGAGCACCATACTTATGGACGTTGATGCCCTCAATATTCTCGGTGTAAATGTTGCCCGCGATGTTGGGGCGCTTATCCACTACCAAAACAGACTTACCATGTGCTTTTGCTTCGTGTGCAAAAATCGCTCCGTAAAGACCGGAGCCTACTACTAAATAATCGTACATCTTTTTCCCTTCCCTCACTTACTATGTTTAATCTTTTTAAACAATTGTTTTTCTATATCAATTACTAATGGTTCTTTAACAACGGTCAGAATACCAAAGTAAACGCCAAAAAACACAATAGCAGATATGCACAACATTATAAAACTGCCAAATGATGTCCGTTTTATAAAGCTGGATAATATACTAGCAACTGCTAAAGCTATCACTAAAGACCCATAATGCACGTTTTTAAATGCTTCCCTGACTTCATTTTTCAATGCGACATACTGGACTATCAATACTGCTGCCTCTGCGGCTAATGTTCCAATTGCTGCTCCTGCGGAAGCAAATCTTGGAATCAAAAGTGCATTCAGAATTACATCTACTATAACACCTGCAATCTCCGAATAAAGAACCGTCTTTTCTCGTCCTAAAGGTACCAACATCTGAATGCCCATAATATTAGTAAGTCCAATGAGTAGCAATGTAGGCATAATAATCTGCATCGGAACAATTGAGCCAGCATAGGCTGAACCTGACAAGAAGAAAATACCTTCTTTTGCAAATATAATAAAATACACCATCATCGGTGATGCCACTAAAAAGACAAAATTGATTGCCTTCTTTGTGATACGATAAAACTCCTCCATAAGATTATGCTCAACGTAATACGATGCTCGCGGCAATAATACTACCCCTAATGATGTAACAATGCTAACCAAAATTGATTTAATTTTCACAGCAGCATTATAATATCCAACATCCGCATCTGATGTCATAAATCCGAGCATCACTGTATCCAAGTGAGTATATATTGTCGTTGCACACGACATTGCGAAAAATACCGCAACCGCTTTAAAGTGCTGTTTAAAATTGTAGTTTCCTACCGGCTTAAGTGAAACATACTTATGTACATGAAAAAAGTTAAAAATATTAGAAGCTGATGCAGCTAAAATAGAGATTCCTCCATAGATAACATAGTCACTCTTCTGATGAATCAGCGCAAACATCGTTACTAAAGCAATAAACTTAAAAATAATAGATCTAATCGTTATATAGGTATACTGTTCTAACGCCTTATAGAGCCATTCCATTCCGATTGCGTTAAACAGAATTGTCAGGCTAACAATCAAAAACAATGATTTGTCCTGTTGCAGCCTTATCGCAGCTATATAGGGGATTCGTATGTATTGCAACAACGCATATGGCCATTATAAGTTTAAATAAGTCAATCGAGTTATAATTATTGTTTGATCTCTCCATTTATTCTCCTCCAAAACATTTTACACTGGAACTTAATCATCTAACTAAGTATTCCCCAGTATCATTTTCACAGAAGAACAGTATGAGTAATACCATAAAACATATGTAGTTATATGGAAATGATGTTGTTATAAAATAATATAAAAAGATCAATAAAAAGCCAATTTTTTTACTATTACGAGTAATTATTGCTTCATGTATTGATTTGAGCATTGGTACAACATACACAAACGCAAGATAGATGCCACCTTGTGCGAGCACTCTAAAGATGGAATTCGAATACCCTATATCATTTAATCTAAAACTACTGTAATGTGCAATCACGTTGGTCATATTAAGATATCCCGAACCTAAAATAGGTTTTTCTAACCATGCTGCAAATCCCGCTTGATAATTATCCATTCGCGTACTATAAGAAGCTGTCGATGCCTTAAGTGTAGCAGAGCAGGTGATAAGCTCATGGATTTTTGATGTTTTTATCATCTAAGCTGCCCTTTTTCTTATTCAGCCCGTATCCCTACTATCACCCGTCCAATGTTTTCCTCATCCACCGGGAATTTGTATAACAAATCCCCATTTTCACCTCATATATCAGGGCGTTATGCAACGAATCTTCGGTATGTTGAGTGTGAAAATCGGGTCTTTTTTGACATATGCTACGTTGCTTCGGTTTGCCCCGTAGACATTTCTGCACTCAAATTTGTTCGGAGAAGTTGCTCGACGGTGGCGTATAAAGCTCACTTATTGCCATATGTCGCTACATACCCGCTTTTCCGGGCATAAAAAAGAAGCCGCCGATTATTGACTAATCGACGACCTCAAAGTACATCAGAGCGTAAAATATTCACTTTTTTCTTTATAAGTGATTAAGCTCACTTATTTCAGTTTGTAATGATTTTCAGTGATTATAATCACTTATTTTTACCAAATGATAGCATCACCCAAAACTCCGGGTGGCGTAAAAAGCTCACTTTTTCTAAGTGAACAAAATCACTTATTTCCAATAGCCATAAGTGAGCTTAATCACTTATTTTTATCGTTCATAGGTACAAAAGCAATTTTATTCACTTGTTGAGTAGACTTGTCAGGAGTGATTATAATCACTGTTTTGTTGAGTAGACTTGTCCGCACTGTCTCCTGCCCACCCGGTCACCTTCCACCTTGCTGCCTTGCAAGCATCCTGGATCCTTACCCGGTTGGCTGCCTTTTGCCAGCTTCGCCACACACCCCTCACAGCGCCCCACTGTCGCGTTTAATTGGCGAGGCCGAGGAACTTTCCGCAGCGGACAATCCTTCGCCACACAGGGGCTCTGTGAGGCTTGGATTTTCGTCAAGAGCTTTCCCGTTTTCGACCAAAAACGGAGTGTCCAGATCGAAACTCACAAGTTGCTGTCTGGGGATGCTTTTCCCCTCCAGACGATATGTATTGTCCCGGTTCCACCGCATGTCCCGGTAGATCATCCGCACCAATGCCACGCACTTGATCTCGCAGCTGTTGCTCACAGTCAGCTTCGGTGTCTTATGAGCTCCTGCATCTTCAGCCGTACAGTTCTGCACAGCTACCTGTTTTGCCTCTCGGTTGTACAGAAAACGATAGTGGGTTGGCCAGCCTAATGCTTCCAATGTGCTGCGGAAGATTGTGATCCTTCCATCTTCGACATTAAAAGTCAGACCCAGCATCCGCTGGTTCCATATTCTTTCGTTCACTACTCTCCCCTCCTTAAAAATGGACGCACTTCCCCCTTGGAATCCTGGTGGCCGTTTTAATCAAGCCCGGTATCGGGGATGGTCTTACCCGTCAGCATCCCCACCGATACATAGCCATCCATTTGCTGAACTTCGGATTCTTTCAGATGTTCTTCTACAGGTACGCCAAAAGTACCCGCAATATCATCTGGGTAAAATCCCTTTCTGGTATTTACAGGCTTTGTCTCTTGCGCATTTTTCTGGTCTGTTCCATTTTTTTGCTTCTGGCCCTCATGGAAGATCTCCGGCACAAGCAGGTCAAAAACATACAGAGTTTCCCCTTCAAACGAAATTCTGTACCCAAGCATCTTATACCGGCATTCGATATCCCAGCCCATTTCCTTATACACCAGTTCTGAAAACGGTTTGCAGGTCATCTTCCGGCTTTTACGTTTATCCGGCTTGGCGATACACCAGCGCAGAGCGTCCTTGTCGTTTTCATCACAGCCGCGTACAACAATACGCTTCAAATCACTGTTGAACATGACGTGTACATAAACCACATCTTCCAGCCCGGTGATGCAGGCCGTGTTAAATGTGATGCTGTCCTTGCGGATCACGATCGCGGGATCACGAAGATGTGCAAACAACTCCTTCCGCACGACCTGGTATCCGTCATAGGAAAATGTACTTTCTAATTCTTCCGCTCTTGCGTCTCTATCATTTTCTGCCTGCTCTTCCGGTGGCATGGCGTTCGTATTTTCATTCATCTGTGTCAGTCCATCCTTCCATTATTTTTTCCGCTTCATGGAGCAGAGCATTCAGGCCATCTGCGGTAAAAGTATTCATTTCTTCTATCTCTGCTGCCGGCCGGAGTACATCCCAGTTTCCAGAGTAATGCTCCTGCTGTAAAATCCCGACCTGTGCAATACTTGTGATCGGCTTTCCAAAAGTACCTGCCCATTCTGGTGGGAAGATATAGATCGTCTGCTTGACGGTTTTTCCTTCTTCATCCTGTTCCTTGGATGGCAGGACAATTTCTTCTACTTTAACCATTTCCGGCTCAGCCAGTTCAAACAGCATCAGCTTGTCATCGTTCTGTTCCACGAGCTGCCCACGGAAACGGTATTTCAAACCTTCTTCCCATTCCATCATGTCAAAAAGGGCTTTTGCCAGACCGCGGCATCCGAGTGTACTGGCGCACCAGCGTCCCTCTTTCAGTCTGCCCCAGCGGATCGCGTTCGGATTATCCTTTTCGCATGGGCGAATGGCAATGCAGCGGTCAACCGAATTCAGGAGCAGTTCTACATACTCTACATCTTCAAACTTTTTCAGGCAGGCTGTATTAAAACGCAGCTTGCCATTGGAGATCGTCATAGCCGGATTCTGTAAAGTAGCAAAATACTGTGCCCGCACAACTTCATATCCACTCAGGTCCAAACGGTTCATGACCTCTACCGTATCCTGCTGTTTTTCCTGCATGACGCTCTCAGATGCTTCCCGGTATTCTTCTGCCGAAAAACCAGTCCAGTCCTTATCAAACGGCACATATCCGCGTAAGATTCCATCATCCACCACACTCAGGACTGGAAGTGGGCGATTTTTCTTTGTATAACTCCGGGATGCCCGCAGATGATTTGCCGCATTATAGACTTCCCTGGACACGATTGCCTCATGATGATCTCTCTGCCGGTACTGCGTCCGGTCGTTGTTGTTTTTCTTTGATTTATGCGTCAGGAAATTCGGTGTAAAGGTCTTCCTTGCCAATACATCCCCACAATGGCGTTCATTAGCAATGACTCCTGCAAGAGTGCCGGGATTCCACTCCGTGTTCCCCAGTTTTGTCTTCCGGCCATAATCTGTCAGTAGCTCTGCAATCTCGGTGAAAGAAAATCCATTCAGGTACAGATAGTAAATCACCTTCACCGTCTGTGCTTCGTCCTGATTCACCACAAGGCTGCCATCCTCGTCCTGGTCATATCCGAGCAGGGCCGGCGTAAGGAACAGTCCACGGCTGAACCTGCGGTCAATGGACCAGTTCATAATGATAGACTTGGAATGAGATTCTTCCTCTGCCACGGATGCCAAAATCGTCAGGATCATGCGGCCGTTACTGTCCAGTGTGTAGATGTTGTCCGCTTCAAATTTTACACCCACGGGCGGGTCAAGATTTTTCAGTGTTTCAATGACGGAAAGACAGTCCACAATGTTTCTGGCGAAACGGGCGATGGACTTTGTGAGGATCAGGTCAATCTTTCCGGCCTTACAGTCCTCGATCAGCTGCTGCATTCCTTTGCGATGCTCCAACGATGTACCGCTGATGCCTTCATCATCATAGATTCCAACGAATTCCCATCCCGGCTGTGCCTTGATATAATCCGTGTAATAATTTTTCTGAAGTTCATACGAAGAAGTCTGTTCATCATTATCAGTGGAAACACGGACATATGCGGCAACACGACGGATAGAGGTGCTTTCTCCAAGCCCCTCCACAGTTTTTGCCGGGATAACTTCCAACTCAGAAGTATCCACGCCTTTATATCTGTCTCTGATTCTCTGCTTGCGGTCTGCCGCCTCTGCTCCACTGCTTATCATTTGCTTCCTCTCATTCCTCCGGCTTCATGCTCCAGTACCACTGTCGCATCTTCCGATAACTCCGGATGCCGAGTTCTTTCTTTGTATTTTCTGCTGTCCTGCGGCTTATACCTTCATCGCTCATCCGCATATAGATTTCTCTGGATCTCATGTCACCCCCGGAAAGCAGCTTCTTGATCAGATACGCCGCCTTCTCAGATTTTGACTCAAAAACTGGTGTTTCCGGCTCCGCTGATGGATCTGGCTTAATTTCACACTCCAGCCATTTGAAGCCCTGCTCCGCTGTTATCGAGAATTTGATTTCACCATCTGACGGAGCCAGACTGTTTTTTATCTGCCGCACAATGCGGATATCTGACTTTTCCGCATCCCGTTCTACTTGTAGAACGCTCCGGGCAGCCGCAACAACATCGATGCTGCCAAGGCTCCGGTAAAGACCCTTTGTTCCTTCTTTTTTATTAAGGTGTCCGATCAGCACAATGGCACAGTCATACATAGATGCCCACATGCCAAGACGCTGCATCAGCCTTCTGGCTCTTCCTGCAATCTGGAGGTCGGAATCACTTCCAAGATATGCCTGGATCGGATCGATAACTACCAGCCGCGGCCGGAATTCTATAATAGCCTGCCGGATGCGCTCATCATCCAGTGTCAAGCCACTGTATGTTTCTTCATTTATGAAGGCCACATTTCTGCAATCTGCCCCACATTTTTCAAGCCGGGGCTTAATGGTATCTGAAATGCCATCTTCTGAGCACTGGTAAATAGACCTTTGCGGCATTCCGATGGTTTTACCATCTGGCAGGGTTCCTCCCTTGGACAGCTCTGCTATCAGATGCATCATCATTGTGGACTTGCCATCACCGGGGTCGCCTTGCAGCAATGTGATCTTTCCAACTGCTATGAACGGATACCAGAGCCAACGAACAGAAGTCGCCTGTACATCACTGTATAATGTAAGAATCCCTTTTTCTCCTTTGCTCGTCATCATCGTCCCTTTCTGTACGCAGTCTTTTCTACATTTATATTATAGAGTATGTGTGGTGTTTTGACTGCCACCCATCAGGTGGCACATCATCGTTTTTGCCACCCAACAGGTGGCAAAACAGCCTTAGACCACATAACAGATAGAGGTGTAGACCTTTGCGGCCTTAGAATTCCTGTAATCAAGTTGCTATGTATTTTTCTCTGCGGGATAATCGTAACAGCCTTATGCGGGTACACATAAGGAGGAACATACATGGCATTAGATTATACTGCACTTGGAAAGCGTATCAGCACTTTCCGTAACGCATCCGGATTAACTCAGGAACAATTTTGCGAAAAGTTGAATGTATCTCGCAAACACATCAGTCAGATTGAAGCGGCAATCAGCCGCCCCAGCCTTGAAACTCTGGTCGACATTGCTAATATTCTTAACATCTCAGCAGATGATCTTCTTGTAGACAGTTTGGCGCACTCCGCGTCCACTGCCGATTCCGAGATCCACCGTCTGCTTTTAGACTGTAATGCAATTGAACAGGAGATTCTCACCCGGATGGTAAAGGAGATGAAAGCAATTTTATACGGCTTAGGAGTTTGATTTTATAACTTGTTGATCATATAACAAAAAAGCCCGCATAAGCCACAACTGCACTTTGGAACACACCGAAGTGCTGTCTGTGGTTTATGCGGATAAGGACAAAAAAAGAAGCCCACCAGCGGACCATGTAGGGATCTACACAATACGCCAGTGGGCCGATAAGTTTCAATTATGCACTTCTTTTCTCGTCCAGTCCTTTCATATCATCAACTGCAGACTTCTTAAGTTCCTGTATTATCTCTCTCCCCGCCTTAGACACCGATAAGCATCTTCGATAAAACTTATGAACTCCACGCTGGCGCACTCGATCAGGCACCTTCCTTCCACGGCTTTCAACTTTTCCATAACCATTTCTGCCAGTGCATCCCCACGCTCTCTCATCTTCTGATCCGCAAACGCCAAGGACTCATCGATGAACGCAGCGTACTTTGCACCATCAATATTGCTTTGTACCGGCACGCCTTCGCCACTGTCAAGCCGGATCACTTTTGGCTCATACACAGCCCTCACCTTTCTCAGTGCCTCTGCCGGCTCCATGCTCTGGAGATATAATTTCATAGCACCGGCCGCCACAATCTCCTCAGCTGTTGCACCATATTTCTCTGCCAGCATCCCTGCTACATCTTTCATTTCAAACACTCCTTGCTATGTGTATTTCTCGCCACCCACAACATATAACAGGAATCTGCACATAGCAATCCCTACAGGTAAAAAAGACCAGACAAAAAAACAAGCAAAATAGCAGCACAGTAAAACCTTAAAAACAAAAAAAGCCCTGCCAGATGCAGCCACAAAAGCCACACCCGGCAGGGTCCTGTCTCCTTCCATCACACCGCTTCTTCCCTCTCGCGCTTCGCTGCAGTTGTCAGGTATCTGCGGTACTGAATGCTGAATCCGTACACCTTATAAGGAGCATCCACATAGACCACATTGCCGTCCATGTCACTCCGCTTATAGCCCATGAAGCTGTCGAGCGTTCTGCGGTTGCCTTTTGAGGTCAGTGTCACACCGAAGTTTGTCTTATAGGTTGCCACATCCCCCTGCAGTACCCCGCTCTCAACAAAAGCACAGTAGATGCCTTTTTCAAAGTGGAGCATATCTGGTGCTTCTGCGATCCGCTCAGGAGTAAGCTTGAGCTTGCCCTTGGTCACGGCAGACACCCGGCCGTCTACATCTCTCAGAAGACTTCCCTGTACATCCAGACCGTTGACTCTTAACAGCATTCCGCTTGCATTGGTATCCGGCAGTTCTTTCAGGCAGGCAAGGAAGTATTCAAAGTTCTTTTTCATGATCGCCAGCACACCCTGTTCCTCCTCTATCGTCTGCCGTTCCTGTTGGAGTGCTTTCAGCCGTTCCTGCAGGTCGTTCACAAGTTCTGTATAAATCTGGGCTTCCGAGCCTTCCTCCGTTTCCGTCCCATAGAAGCTCACTCCGATACTTCCCGGTGTCAGTCCGCTTCGGATGTCCAGGTCGATGTCGTCAATGGTCACTTCCCCGTTGGAAAGGGCTTCATTCAGTTCCACGTTCTGTTCCAGTGCAGCTTCCCGAAGCGCCGCCACCTGATGGCTGATGGCATCCTGCAGGCGTTCTTCCATCTCCTTGATCTGATTCTCCACCGTTGCCATCCTCTGCACCGAGATGCTGTTGTTATTCGCCAGCCGGACAGCCTGCTCATAGGCATTGTCAAACATCGTCACGATCATGGAGGCATCTCCGTGTTGTTCAAAGTCACGCTTCGTGCTGTAGAGCAGTTCCATGAAACTCTGCTCCAGCGCACACTCATGGTAGCGTTCGGATGGGCAGCGCTTGTTTGCAGCTTCCTTTTCCTCATCTGACATGCAGCTTTTCTTGCTCCGGCAATACGCTTTCTGATCGGGAGAACCGTTCTTCGGCGGCTCACCGTCCCGCTCCCCGACCTTACGCTTGCAACGCCAAACGGGATACGAATAGGTGTATTTTTCCAGATACTCTCCGGTATCCTCACCAGTCGCCTTAAGACTCCGCTCATCGCTGTAACCATTTGCCACACCCGTGTAGGTTGTACGGAAGAATCCTTCCCCGCAGGGTTTTCCGGCATCCGGCCCATTCTCCAGGATCGCACCACAGCGCAGGTTTCCAAACGGAGAACCCTTAATGCTCTTTACCTTTTTCTTGCCGGGGCCTTTCGTCATGTCTGCCCTCGGCTTCTCGAACAGCATGGTCTGCACTTTGTCCCAAGTCACACGGTCGATGATGCCCACATGATGGTTCTTCACATAGTACCGGGGTGCTTCGCCCTTATTGATGCTGGAACGGTGGGTAAGGAAGTCCTTCGTGATGGTCTTCTGCATCTCAATGTCGCCCACATACTTCTCATTCCGCAGAACGATCAGGATCGAGCTGGCACTCCACTTCTTTCCATTGACCGTGAACTTTTCCATCTGGTTCAGCTCCTGAGCGATCTTATTCGCCGTCTGGCCTTTCACGAAACGGTCAAAAATGTAGCGGATGATTTCTGCCTGCTCCGGCATGATGACCCACTGCTTATTTGCCCCAAGCTCATATCCCAGCATCCGTTTCAGATTGATATGCGGGACACCAGACTGGAACTTCTTCTGGATGCTCCATCGGATGTTATCGGAAATGGAACGGCTCTCATCCTGTGCCAGTGCAGAAAGGATCGTCAGTATCAGCTCACCTTTGGCGTCCAGCGTGTCGATGTTTTCCTTCTCGAAATAGATACCCACGGGCGGCTTCAGCTGTCGAAGCTCACGGGTACAGGTCAGGGAATCAATGGTGTTTCGTGCGAATCGGGAAATGGACTTTGTAACGATGTAGTCCAGCTTTCCATCCATCGCATCTTTTATCATGCGGTTGAACTCTTCTCGATGTTCCCGGTTCGTACCAGATTTTGCTTCATCCGCGTAGATGCCGGCAAAGATCCAGCCGGGCTTCCGGGTGATGAGGTCTTTGTAGAATGCTTTCTGTGTCGTGTAGGAAGTCTGCTGGCTCTCATCGCCGGTGGAAACACGGCAGTAAGCCGCCACACGGATGTTGGTCTGGCTTTTCAGCTGCCCGCCGTTCTGTACCGAGCGCACACTGGCGGGGATCACATCCACTTTTTGTCTTGTCATAATCTGCTCCTTTCTTCCAGCCTTGCAACTGGTCTTATCTTACATACCTCTTCCGCTGGCTGCCGTCGCGCATCGTATGCCCGTCATAATAGCTTGCGGTATTGCGGTAATCTTCAATATTGGAATCCATCTCTACCTCGGTCTTGGTGTCATCGAACCAGTGGACCGTAAACATCAGCGGTGAATGGATCGTGATGGAGAGGAGGAAGGCCTTGCAGTGTTCTTCGGTCACTTCATTCAGAAAGGCTACCGTACCATCCCGCCCCGCCGGGAGGTTCTTCATCCACTCGATTGCCTTTTCCCTTCGTTCATAGTCGCCCTCAGTAGTCTTCCATATAGTCGAGCTGTTCGGTCAGCTTCTGCTCAGTGTCCGTGTCCTTCTGAATATCCCGCTCCAGTTTCTCAATGAGCTTTTTCTTCTCCTCAATAGAAGCAGGGTCGATCATCTCGTCACCGAGAAGTTCCAGACGGGTCTGCATCACATCCACCTGACTTTTCAGGAGCCGGATCTTCTTACTGGTGCTTTCCACACTGGTGTGTGCGGCCGCTATCTGCTTTTTATAAAAAGCACGGTCGCGTTCCATAAAATCCAGCTTCTGAATGCTCTCCAGCCGTGCAAGCATCTGGCTTACAAAAGAATCTGCTTCCGGGGTGAAGTTGTCATACTGCTCTTTGAACCGGCCGCTCATGATGTCTGCCACAGCCACGTTGTCATGGATGGGCTTAAGCGTCAGCCGGAACCGCTCCAGAACTGCTTTACGGAAGGCTCGGACAACCTGTTCCTCGTATACTTTTTCTGCATGGCAGATGCGTTTTCCGGTCGTCCGGCTGCTCGTCGGGCATCGCCAGATGGGATAGTTCCCATTTCCGTTAGTCACATGGAAAAAGCGGCCGCACTCCCCGCAGATTAGTCTTTGGGAAAACGCTCTCGGCTTCTTGCCGGATCTTGTCCTGTTATATAAATCGCTGTTTACTTTTACGACTTCCTGTGCCTTTTCAAACAGGTCCTCGTCAACGATTGCCGGATGATGGTTCCGGACAAAATACTGAGGGACTTCGCCTTTGTTGTCCCGGACTTCATGTGTCAGGTAATCCGATGTGAACTTCTTCTGGATAAGGACTGCACCCATGTACCGCTCGGCACGGACGATCCGCGTGATATTCCCGCCTGTCCATCCATCCAGCAGATCACTGTTTAACTGCCCTTTCTTGGATTTTTTCTTTCTTACTCTCACTGCGTCGGTGACAGGAGCCGGAATCTTGTCCATGTTCAGTCCCCTTGCAATCTCCGTATAGGCTTTCCCTTCCACGACTTCATGGAAAATGCGCCGGACGACCCTGGCTTCTTCCTCAACGATCTCAATATCTTTATACTCATATCCGCTCTCGGAGGTAACCATCTTTCCATTGTAGCGGTATCCGTACATGATCTTGTTTGGAACATCCCCCTTCGGAAAGCGCATCTTCTGCCCCAGCCGGATGTTACTGGAAATGCTGCGGCTTTCTTCCTGTGCAATGGCTGCCAGTGTCGTAAGGATGAAGTCGCTGGTCGGGTCTGCCGTATCCAGATTTTCTTTCTCGAACAGAATCGTTACCCCGCAGTCATGCAGGACATCCAGTGCACTCATAAAGTCAGCCGTGTTTCGGGCAAATCGTGATATGGACTTGCACACAATGCGGTCAATCTTCCCGTCCTTACAATGACGCATCAGTCGGCGGAATCCGGTTCTCTTTTCCTTGGAAGTGCCGGAGATGCCGTAATCGGAGTACACACCGACTGCATTCCATGCCGGATTATTTTCAATCAGCTGGTTAAAGTATTTTTCCTGCGTTTCATAGGAATTCTCCTGGTCGCTCATGTCCGTAGAAACGCGGATGTAAGCTGCCACATTAAGGGTTCCGGCTTTCTTTTTGGTAGCCCGGAAGGTCGCCGTCGAAACGAACTTGTTATCCTGCGGTTCTTCCGGTGTGAAGAGCTTCGTAAACTCACTCTCCATACTGCTCTGCAGCCGTTCTGCAATGTCCGGCTCTGCCATGACCTTTTTGGCATCCAGAGCTTTCTGGATAAGAGCTGTGATACCGGCGTCCACGATGTCTTTTGATTTTTGGGGCGTCTGTTTTTTATCTGATGCGTTTTTTGGTTTTTGTTGAGTAGACCTGCCTTGGTGCGTATCAGCCAGTGGTAAAAAAGAAGCTGTGGCAGCATCCGTACTTTGACGAACATCTGCCACAGCTTCCACAGGTTTCTTTTTCCCAAGAGCGGCTTCCAGTAAAGCCGAGACATCCACAGCAGATGCATTTACTCTCTTCTGCTGTTTCTGCTGTACTGTATTCTTCACAGTCTTTTTCTGCAGATTTGCAAGGAAATCCGTACCAGTACTCATAGTTTTCGCTCCTTTCCTGCCCGTTTTCTTCTCTATGGGCAGTCACATATTCCCTCTGTTTCGTGATATTATCAAGTAATTCCGATGCAGAAAGACGGAGAATAATCTGGTGGATTATTGTCTTATCTGCACCATATGTATGCCCCGCCCAAGGAGGACGGGGACTGTTTTTAGATACGGGCCGCAAAGTCAAGTGCGATCCACCCTGCACCGGATTTCAGCTTGCCCCAGCCCTTTGCAGAGCCAGCACCGGCAGATTCTGCCACGATAGTAAACACGCCTTTCCCGGTGTAATAACCGGCCTTACCGTAATTTGTTCCTGGACCCTTGCGGATGTTGAGGTCTTTAATGGACACACGCACAGTATACGGGACTGAAGACTTCGGTTCCGGGTAGACGGCCTTACCCGCCGGGTCAAAAACATAATAGCTCGGATTCTTATCCGCGCACTGCTTTGCATAGGTGAGGTCGTGAAACGCACCTTTCTGGGAAGCGGCATTCTGCCAACTCTTACGCACACGGTACCAGCCGGAAATGGTGGTGGTGCTGCCAGAGGTCGCATTATACTGCGTCAGGTTCCAACGCTCGATGATACTGCAGAGGCTCTGCACATAAGTGTGGCTGGTAGCATAGCCACCAGCCTTGATGATCTGTGCCGCTTTCTTGTAATCGGTACAGCCTGCCAGACCCTCATAGCGTTTCCTGCTGCCGCTCATCGCACCGAGCAGATATGCCGCATGATCGGCAATAGAGTCTTCCACACAAGCGTACTTGCGGAAGTCAGCAGTGATCGTCACATAACTGCCATCGGTATTCTGCTCCTGTGTTTTCTTGGTATAGACAGACTTGCCATCCCAACTGCTGCCGCTCCAGCTGTTCCCGGAAAGCGAAGTCTTCATACCGAAGCAGTTATTGGCATTCTGTGCCAGCTCAGATTTACCGTAGCCGGATTCCAGAATGAACTGTGCCATCGACACGCAGGCAAGGATGCCCGTGGTTTTCTGGTTCGCAGTAAACAGCGGACCGATCTTTGCAACTGCTTCTGCTTCCGAGAGATTTTTCAGCGAAGAAGCCTGCATACCGGATGAGGATGAACCGCCCAGTGCTGCAGTTACCCTTGCGGCCAGATCACCCAGGCGGGCATACAGCCAGTTTCCAGGGCAGCTTTTATTCGCAAACCAGCGGTGAACGGTCAGCACCATTTCATCTGCCGCCGGAGCATAGTTGAGTGTCTTATTTTTATCACCCAGCCACAGGAGCTTCTTCTTCCCGTTACGCTTGCAGATATCAATGCAGAGCTTGACAAGAGAGTCATATACGGCACTGTTCATGGCATACGGCTCATTCATGTCGCTGGCGCATTCGATGGTGACAGCCCTCTGGTCATTGGCATTGCTGGACGAACACCAGCTGCGGTTCTTTTCCTCGACACAGAGCGATACCCGCCCATCCGTACCGATTCCGTAGTTGCAGCTTGCCTGACGGCTTGTGCTGGTGAAGCAGCCGCAGATGCTCTCCGCAGAAAGCTGACCGACCACACAATGCGGTGTGATACGGTCGATGCTGTGTGTCCTCTGCCCGGAATGGTTTGGGGAGAGTTTGGTATAAACAACGAGTGGACTATTGGTATATCCCATAATGATTTCCTCCTGCTAAAACAAATTGAGGCCCAGATCACTCTGAACCTCGCGCTGTGGTTATTCTGTTGTTACGGGATCAGCATTTTCATGCCGACCCGGATGGCATTGGAAGTCAGACCATTCAGCACACGGATATCTGCACAGCGGCTGCCGCTTCCCAGTTCCTTTTCCGCAATCTTCCAGAGATTATCACCGGGAACAACGGTATAGATCCTGCCAGCTGTGAACGCATAGGTGTCCGCACTGTTCAGGACATATGCGACACCAGCCTCTGCTTCGGCACACTTGATCTTCAGCCAGCCATCACAGAACTGCACGACTTCCACAAGGGCATTCTTCTTGTAGACCGCTACGACCTCCGCTTCCAGACTCGGCTTTTTACGGATGTTCATGAGGGTCTTGAGCTTGCCGTAGGCAATGGTCGCCGGAAGCTCCTCCGCAGTCGGGAACTCATTCTCATCCACTTCGTCTTCGGCTTCTTTCTCTGCCGGGGTATCCTCCACAGGGGTTGTGGTTTCCGGCTTATCTTCCGGGATATTGTCCACGACTGCTTTCTCCTCACTCTCATCTGCGCCGGTATCCGGGACAGCCTCTTCCGGATAGATCACGTTGCCGTCATTGTCGAACACGCGGCTGCCGGGGTTCTCATCACACTTGGCTTTCGCATTCGCCAGCAGACGGTACGCGCCAAACTGGGATGCCTCATCTTCCCAGACTTCACGCACACGGTAATAACCGGTCGTCAGTTTTGCGGGATACTCTTTCTTACTCATGGTTCATTCCTCCTAAAATTTGAGGGAGAGGCTGTTACACCTCTCCCCATTGATTACTCGTCCTTATTCGCTCTTTCTTCCTTCAGCTGTGCCAGCATCTCCTTGAGCTTCTCCGGTACCGGAAGACCAATGACCGCTGCGTTTTCAAGGCAGCTCAGGCCCTCATTCGCCAGATAGAAAAACACCACGGCTGTACGGATGGCCGCTCCATTCTGGAGGATTTGTGTGTCAATGATGTTGGCAATGCCGACCAGTACGAAGATGCACACCTTCTTGGCGATGCCCTTAAAGCCAACTTCAGAAGAAAGCTCATGCTTGATCGCTGCCGCCAGCACTCCGGTGAAGTAGTCGCAGACCACGAACACTACAAGTGCATACAGGAAGCCGTCAAACCCGCCGAAGAACCAGCCCAGGAAACCACCCAGACCTGCAAACATCCATTCAATCTTGTCGATCACATTCTGCATAATCTTGTCCTTTCCTGCCCATTTGGGCATAAAAATAGACGGTCAATGCCGCCTTGTGTATACTCCTTCTATAATGAACACCGTTTCACAGGCATTTGGGAGGTATGTCTGTCAGGGACGGTGGAAATTTATTTGCTGTCTTCCGTCAGCCATGCACGGATCTGGCAGTAATAGCCGTCTGCCCATGCCTGATAGCCCCTTGCGGAAGGATGGATACTGTTAGTCAGCGTCCGGCTGGTTTCCGTGAACCGGTTTGTCACCGGCTTGTCCGAATACGGAAATGCCAGACGGCGGTCCGTGCGAAGACCGTGGGCAAAACAGGTCACGTTTTTGCGGTACTTGCCAGCATCAAATGCCTTGATCAGTGCAAGGTTCAGCGTGTTGATGCTCATATGGAAGATACCCATGCTGGAACCGCACTGATAAGAATAATCCGAGCCGGGTCCGCAAAGGCCGATACCGATCTTGCAATTCGGGAAGCCCGTTTCCTTATCCAGCAGCGCATCGATGAACTGCTTCGCCTGATCCACGAACTTCTGCACCTCTGCTTCCGTGCGGTACAGTGTAGTGCCCTGTGACACATCATTGGTGCCAAGTGCGATCAGGAAGTAATCGATGCCCTCATAGCCGTTGGTCTCGCAGTATTTCTGGAAATCCAGACGGCCTTTGATCTTGTCCCAGAACGCATTCGTTTTGCCGGCGTAATCCGTGTCTGCCAGATACCGGGCAAAGGTCCAGCTGCCGCGTCCTTCGTGCTTGCCGCCAGACGGTCCTCTCGTTCCCAACTGGTGGATCACGCAGTCATTATCCTCTGCCAACAGACGGTACACTTCCGTTGCCACAGAACCATTGTCCACGAGAGAGTCTCCACAGATGCAGATATTCTTCGTGAGCTTGTCCTTCAGCTTATGGTGGACCCTGACCTGGACAGGTTTGGACGATACCGTATGGCAGTCATCTTCATCCAGACGGCGGACGGTCAGTGCAAAATCCGTACTGTCCTTCGTTGGCGTGTAGTTCATGCAGTACTCGTTCCGGGTCAGGCTCGGTGCATTCGTGCCTCTGGCGAGCACATACAGATTTTCCTTGCCATCGTGGCGGGAAAGACAGTCAAAGAAGATGGAAAGCTGGCGTCCCTCCATGCAGTCCCAGTGGGACGGGGTCACGATGTCATCCTCTACAGCCGGAGTAATGGCTTTCTGCACATAATCCGTGATACGCTTCGGGATGAAAGATGCCGCGTTATCTGCGAAGAGATCACCCGCTTTGTATTCCTTACCGCCCACAATGAACTTCACATCCGGGTGAATGTGTGGATTATACAGCTTGCTCTGATACCAGGATGCAATATAGAAACCATTCGTACCCAGCTTTCGGAACAGGCTGGTGTCGTACAGATTGATGGTTTTCGTACCGGCATCATAAGCGAGGATGCGCATCGGCATACCAAATGTCGAGCTGGGTGTGTTAAATGCCATCTCTACCGGATCGCCTGCCATGATCCACTCATAGTGGAACGTATCCGGAACACCCAGACACTTGGTACTGACCTGGATCGTACCGCCATCCTGGTCAATGGTAATACCGCCGCTTGCCAGATACATATGGCGGGAATCCTTACCGGCAAGATCCGTGCGGAGCTGCTGGAAGCGGTCCTCATACTTCTTTTCGATATAGGAATCACGCCGTTCTTCATCGAAAAGCTCACCAGCCTTATAAGTCGTGCCATCCAGCACAATGCTGAAAGAGGAACCCATGTGCGGATACCAGAAATGGTTTTCATACCATGCAGCGATATAGTAGCCGTTTACTCCCAATGCCCGGAACTGTGCAGTGTTATAAAGATTGATCTGATCTATGGACGAGTCATAGGCAAGGATCAGCATGTGATGCTTTTCTGCTTCCGTACTATCCAACATCGGTACCGGCTCCTCACTAGCACTGATCCAGTAGTAAGCACCGTTATCGACAACCGCCAGGATACGTTTCGTGACCTGAATGGTGCGGTTGACCATATCGATTGCAAACTGGCCTGTAGCGAGGAACATCTTTGCTGAACGGTACTTGTGCCAGGTCATCGAATTATACGCCGCTTTCGCCGGATTTCCATAATCGATTCCGTTGATGACGGTACCGCTGTTCGAAGGAGCCGCATATACAACATTTGCTTGATAAAGGATCGCAAACACAAAACGGTTCCTTGTAAACAAACCGCCCCAGTCACCGACCGTGTTTTCCACTTTGATGACCGGCAGTTCAATCTTTTCTCCCGTTTCATCAGCAGATACTTCCATTCCATCGTAATAGATTGCCCACCAGCCTTTCGCAGTAAAATCAACCGAAGTACTGTTCTCTGCCCCCAGTTTCGTCTGCTCATACTGTGTACCATTTGTACGGCGGCAGACATATACGTCCTTCCCCTCCGGGAATGTGACTGTCACCTTGCTGCCCGTGAACCTGATATCCACGCTGCCGTTCATCCACTGCCAACCAGTTGCATAATTTGACAGCAATCTCAGTGGGAGCATATTGTCATAGAGGTACACCGAGAGCTTCGAGAACAGCTTTTCATTGGTGGTGACAGAGATGAAACGGGTATTCGGAAGCAGTGTGATCACATAGTTGTCATAGACCTTGCCGCTCTCTGCCCGGAAACAGCCACCGAGGAACTTACGGTCCATGTCATAGCAGACCACGTTGTTATAGTCATCCCGGCCGCTCATATAGCCGAACTGACCGTCCACCAGAATCGCATCACCGCTGACCGGGACCATGTGCGCCACGCGCCAGCTTTCCGAAGCTACAAGGTTGCCGTTCTGGTTTGCGTAACCATTTTTGATCACCCAGTTCTTCATGATATTCTGCATGGAACGCACCCTGCCGACCGCACGGATATTGTCGCCTGCCGTGGGATAGGTCTTCCCGGCATCATCCACACGAGCATCCACCAGCTCCTGTGCATAGTTGGCATTTTTGTCCGTAGATGCCTTGACATTGGCATTGATCTGGGCTTTCAGCGTTTCTGCGGTCTTATCCATCTCGGACTTACTGGCCGCAACCGCACTGTTTGCGGCATCGACCTTCTGGGTGATATCCGCCACATCCTGCGCGGTCATCTTGCGCAGGGCTGCCACATCTGATGCAGTATCTGTACGAAGCTGTGCCACATCATCCGCAGTATCCTTGCGGAACTGCTCCACTTCTTCTGCCGTATTCTGACGGTACAGAGCCATCTGCTCCGAGAACCGGGAACACATCGCCCAGTATTCCTCCTGTGACAGAAGCGTTCCGGCCGGCACAGGTTTCCGGCTCATATAGCTGTCGCCAGTGGATTCCTCATACACAATGGTAAGAGGCTCATATTCTTTTGCTTTGTCCCAGACACCATCATGGCGAGGGACGATTCGGTTTCCGATATATTCCGACATATTTTCCCCTTTCCCGGCCGCATCAGCCGTTTGCAAACTCTACGATCAGCCGCCCGACACCGTCCATTGAAAAGATGAGCTTCAGACCGTCTTCGGTGGTGAAAGCAAGATAGCCGTCATCCGTAACCGTACAGTTCAAAAGATTCTCGATGAATTTCTGGATGGTGCTGGATTCCGACTTGTCACTGAAGCCGAGTCCATCCTCCGACACAACGGCAAAATAGCCATCATCCGTGATATACACTTCCAGCAGTCCCTTGCGGATAGCTTCCACCACACCCGCGTAGGTATAGGTGGCGATCTTACCGTTGTTGATGGCCGCCCGCTCCACCTTCAATGTGAGAGAGAACGAACCAAGGACATCCCCCGCTGTGCTGAGCATAACAACATCCAACGGAAACCGCCCGGCCTGTGCGGTCATGAAGGTCGTGATCGTAAAAACGACCGCCCCATTTTCAACAAACACAAGGTCGGATGCTGTTTCGCTGGTGTAGTGAAATATTGTACCGTCCGATCTGGTACCGGAACAGGCAACGATGCAATCCTGCGGTACAGAATACTGAACCGAGTTGTTATACAGGACACATCTGACTTTCCGTGCCCTGTTGTCATACTGCTTGACCGGAACTGTCACCGGGATCAGATTCTCCGTCAGCGACAGTTCCACTTCCTGATAAATGCTTGTGATCATTACGCGTTCCCTCCTTCCTGATCGGTCTTCTCGTCATCTGTTTCTTCTTTGCCCCCATTATCTTTTTCTTCGGTGTCCGGGTTTTCCGGTTCCGTCGGTGTGGTCGGTTCCGTTGGCTGTTCCGGCTCATAGCCGATGGTCTGCCACTGTTCTCCATCCCAGAGCTTTAACCGCAGATTTTTCTTATCGACCCAGAGCGTATCTGCCGCCGGGGTCTCCGGTGCGTTTTCCGATACCGGGATACTCGGCTGGTACTTTTTATCCAGTTCTTTTTCGACATCTTCCGACAGCTTCTTCGCCACGCTGTATCTTTCATCCAACTCCTTCTGCAGATCTTCTGGGATTTTCGTAAAGGTGCCATACCGCTTATCCAGTTCCTCATACAACTCTTTGGACAGCTTCTTTGCCGTTTCGTACCGCTGGTCGAGTGTTTTCTGAAGTTCGGCGGAGATAGCAGCCGCTGTTTTGTACCGTTCATCCAGTTCCTTCAGCAGCTCCTCGGAAAGCTCCGTGGCTTTCTTATAGCGGTCATCCAGTTCTTTGAGGGTCTGTTCCAGCAGGATCGCTGTCCTGACTGCGGTGTCATCCGCCTCCCAGCCATAGCCCCACGTCTTACCGCCATCCGTGGATACAAACAACCCGGCAGCGCTGTTCTTCCATGCGACCGTTGACTGTTTCAAAGTCGCCGCATTGAATGCATACCGGGTCGTATTTCCCTTACTGTCAGTTTCATTTTTATAATGCAGTCCAAACAGCGCAGCAAAAAGCGCACCGTCATAAATGATGGATGCTGTGATCCCACCGACCTGCTCTCCCACTGCTGTCTCCGCACGGACTGCCGTATCATAGGCAATCGTTGCTGTATTCCGGATGCTATTGAGCGAACCGGTCAGAGAAGAATTCCGGCTGTTGACTGTGGAGTTCGACAGCGTAATGCTGTTATAGCGTTCCAGCAGCGCATCATACTCGGTTTCCGTGACTTTGGAACTGATTTCGATTCCCAGCTTTGAGATAAACACATGGACCGTATCGCAAAGGGAGACTCGCTCTGCTTCCACGATGTCCTCGTATCCCGGTGTATTCCAGAGCTGTAAGAAGTCGATCTTGATGTCGATTTCCGGCTCCGTTAAGCCCGTGGTGTCGATATAGTTCTGTGCATATTCCCGGAGTGCCGTCTCACTCGGCTTTTCCTGAAAATTGCTGGTACAGTCCAGCACGGTGACCTTCTGGTAAGGAATTGACCGCTTGCTTTGCAGCACCACCTTCTCCGGCAGCTCCATGACCGCCTGGGTTTCATTATCCACCCAGTACGGATGCACACCAGTGATCGTGTTCTCGATGGATTTCTCCATCTTGAAGTCTGTCAGGTTCTTCCCGTAGATGATGTGGACATTGTGATCCGCACCTCTGGTTTTATGAAACTTGACCGTGTAGCGATCCCACTCAAATTCACCGCCGAAGGTATCCAGCACGGAAGCATCCATGCCGCCCAGACAGTTACGGAAGGACGATGGAACGCCCAGCGTAAAGGTTGCACTGGATTCCACATCCGTCCAGACATTAAACGGACAGTCGAAAACCGCATGGCTTTTCAGCCCCTGCATTGCCCCGCCACATCCGGTCACTGAAAATGGTGATACCGTGATAAAGTTGAGCTGGTAGGAAATATGCCGTGCCTGCACTTCCAGCTTGCCATCAATAGGGGTCGTGATCTTGTAGATGCGGAACGGCTGAGACTGCATGGTATCGGATGGCTTGGCAAGGATGATATTCCCCTCCTCCAGCCTTTCTGCATGGATGCCATCTGCCGGACAGACCAGCTTCAGTTCATAGCTTCCGTTTCTCTTTTCCGTTACGGTACAAGACTGTGCATCTGCCAGCTTTCCGATGCCGTTATGGTCAAATTTCATTTCTCTGGAATCATATAAACATGGAATCACTGGCTGCACCTCCCTCTTACAGCGTCCACCAGCGTGGAGTCACCTCCACCGCTGTGATACCGCCTGTCCATGTGATCTGTGTCTTTCCCTCCGGCAATTCCGGGAAGTCATCCGAAAGGATGGTCTCATTGCAGAAGCCGGAAGCGTTGTAGGCGTTGTGCGTCTCACAGTTGAGCAGCACGTAATCCTTGATGCTGTGGATGGTGATCTTCTCCTCACCCACATACAGCTCACCACCCGAATCTCCGTAAACCTTGAAGATGGGCTGTGCTGGAAAAGCAAATGGGTTCTTCAAGGTTGATCTGCCGTCCAGCCGAATCGCCTTCTGCCCGTCCACGCTCCACCGCTGGGGCTTACAATTGAAGGTAAGTTCCATCTCAGCGGCTTTCTGGGCGGTGACATCAAAGGCAAGGGCATCTTTGCAGACCGCCATCCGGAAGAAATCCGGGTCGTAGGTGTCCTGCAACTTCTGGTAGCCAATCGGAGATAACAGCCATGCCTTGACCGCCGCTGTCTTGGCTGGCAGACCATTGAAGAAAAATGCCTTATACTTGATATCCACGTTCTGATACCTACGCCTGCCTGTCCTTGCATTCTCGGTAATGATGTCCCCGTTCCTGCCGGGTACGGAGGTGCTCTCCACATCCGCAGCCGGGGAATCATACACACCGGGTCCAGACAAATATAATAGGAAGTCCTTACTGGACTTCCCGGCAAAGGACAGATACTGTCTGGCGTATCTGCCTTTAAGCTGAAACTGTGATACTGTCTGCTTTGGGGCATTGTAGCCCATACGCATCTACCTCCTTTACTTGAAGACCGAATCATCCTCGTGGATCATGCCGTTGATCTTATCGGCAACGGTCTGTGCGAGTTCGTCATCGTTCCGCACGTTATAGCCGTTGACCGTGATATACACACCGCCAAGGTTGGTCGTCCGGGTCGTACCGCCTCCGGCCAGAGCTGCCTGTGGGAAGTTCCAGCCAGAGCCATCGAAATGCGGCAGGGTCAGTTCCGGCAGCCTGAAAGAGCTGATGCCCTCCATGCCCTGCTGTACCTTTGCTGCCATCGACCTGATCTGGCTGATCAGACTGCCTTCTCCTTTCTTGATGCCGCCGGAAAGCAGCTTCATGAAGTCCGGCATATAGGTGTCCGCATCTGCCAGAGGTCCTTCATCCGGTACCGAGAAGTGCAGGAACGAGCGGATACCGCTTGCCACACTCTTGACCGCATTGCCGACCCAGCTGACACCCTTTTTGATACCTCCGGCGATACCGCCAACGATGTCTTTGCCCCAGCTGACCGCCGAGGAAGCCACGTTCTTGATACCGCCCCAGATGGACGATGCCACATTGCCAATAGCAGAAGCCGCATTGGAAATCCCATTCTTAATTGCGTTTACTCCATTCGAGAATACCGAAGTGACCTTGTTCCAGATATTCGTGACTTCTTCCCGGAATCCATCGCAGTTTTTCCAGAGAGCGGTCAGTCCAAGACCGATGCCGCCAACGGCTGCCACTGCGATACCTGCAGGACCCGCCAGGCCAGCAAGTGCTGTTCCTGCGGATGCGAGGAAACCACCTGCGGAGCTTGCTACCCCTGCAAGGGCTGTACCTGCGCCAGCAGCCAGACCGGATACGGTCGTACCCACAGAACCGAGCAGACCGGAAAGCGTTGTGCCGACTGTCCCAGCAATACCGCCCAGCGAAGAACCGATAGTCGATACAATACCGGAAAGACTGCCGCCTAAACCACCGATCTTCGATACCACACCGGAAAGCAGTCCGCCCAGATTCGACAGGATTCCACTGCCGCTGGAGCTAAGGCTTCCCAGCTTCGAGATAATGCCAGTGATGCCTTCTCCGAGACCGCCCATCTTGGAAGTCAACCCAGAGATCAGGTTGCCAAAGTTCGACACAATCTGACCGCCATCTGCACTGCCGATTTTCGACAGGAAACTGCCGATGTTGGACAGCAGACCGCCGCCGTTCTCTGTGCCGAGAACATTGCCGAGGTTCTGCATCGTACTTCCAAGGTTTCCAATGGTGTTCTTCATGGAACCGAGCTTGTCCACAAGCCCCGTGACCGTATTGACCGTGTCACCGACCTTGCTGATGCCGTTGCCCAGGCTCTTTAGGAAATCCGAGTTGAAGGTATCGCCAAGGCTACGGATCGCATTCCCAAGGGAACTGGTCTGAGAGCTCAGCTCACCAATGGAATCCTTCATATCCGCAAAACCCTGCTTCACTTCATCACTCATGCCACCGACTGCGGTTTTGGTGATACCCTGCAGGTCAGTCCAGAGCTGCTGGAACTGTGTTTTCAGACCGGAAAGCCCGGACATCAACTGGGACTGGATACCGCTGCCCACATCCCTTGCAGCACTACCGATACCGCTCTGACTTTTCTTGATCGTGGTGGCAAAACTGCCGACCACGGAATCCATCCAGTCGCCCAGAGAATCTACCGGGGTCGTGAGGTTGCTGCTCATAGACCCGGCAAGTCCCTGCACGGCTTTCACCACCGACTTGACATTTTTCTTAATGCCGGTTGCCAGCAGCTTCATGAAGTCGGGCATATAGGTATCTGCATCGGACAGAGGACCTTCGTCTGGTACAGAGAAATGCAGCAGACTTCTAACCCTGCTTGCGACATTTTCTGCCGCTGCGATCACGGAACTAGCCGCTGCCCGGACACCTGCCGCCATCTGGGAACAGATATCTGCGCCCCAGCGGTATGCCGAAGAAGCAATCGAACCGAGCGAGTTAAAGCTACTCCTGATACTTGCGACACCAGAAGAAACCGTGCTGCGCAGGCTGGACATTGCCGAAGACACCGTGGACTTGATGCTGTTGAAGGCAGAGGTCGTGGCGGATTTCAGGGAATTCCAGCCGCTCGTGACCGTACTGCGGACAGCTGTGACAGAAGAAGTCGTAAGAGACTTGATGCTGTTCCATGCTGTCGTAATGACTGTTTTGATACCATTCCAGCTGGTGTTTGTTAGAGTTTTCACTGCGTTCCATGCGCTTGTCATAGAAGATTTTACAGAAGCAGTCGCAGAAGTAGTCAGAGACTTGATTCCGTTCCATGCTGTAGTGATAACGCTCTTGATTCCGTTCCAGCTGGTCGTTGTCAGCGACTTCACTGCATTCCATGCACTGGTCATGGAAGATTTAACTACCGCTGTCGCAGAGGTCACATTGGATCTCACCGCCGCAAAGCTGGTCTGGATGGTGGTCTTGATGCTGTTCCATGTGCTCGTGGTACTGGTCGTAATGGAGCTCCATGCGGATCTCATCGCGGCACTTACACCTGCCGTTCCGATTTTCACCGTCTGGCTGATGGCCGCCCAGCTCTTACTGTATGCCTGCTCCACTCCCCTCATGGAATTGGTAATGGAGGTAGACAGCGTGGTGGACAGGTTCTCTGCCGCCGCAGTCACAAGACCGGTGTTGGTCGTGATGCCATTTGCCAGACCCTGCATAAAGTCCGGCATCCAGCTTTCCATATCAGCCAGAGGTCCTTCATCCGGAACAGAAAAATGCAGGAAGGAACGGATACGGTCCGCCACTCCCGATACGGCACTTGCCACATCCTGAATCCTCGACTGGATACCGGACACAATGTTGCCGATCATGTCAGAGCCCCACGAGAATGCCTGTCCAGCCAGACCCTTGATAAAGGAGACCGCACTGTTAAAGCCATTCGTGATGGTGGACTTGATACCGGAAATCGTAGAAGAAATCCCGGATTTCATCGAGTTAAAGGCCATGGTAGCCGCGCTCTTGATGCTGTTACTGAGGGACGATACCGTGGATTTCATGGCATTCCAGCCGGAAGAAACCACCGATTTGATTCCATTTACCACGCCGGAGATTTTGCTGCTGATGGCAGTCCAGATGGAAGAAACCGTGGACTGGATCGCAGAAAGGACAGTCGAGATGACCGTCTTGATCGTATTCCATGCCGTGCTCATCCGGGTCTGAATGCCAGTCAGCAGCGGAGACAGGAAGGATACAATCGCATTCCACACCGTCATTACTGCAGTCCGGATCGCAGTTAGTACCGTAGAAACAGCTGTCTGGATCGCGGACCAAACCGTAGAGAAAGTCGTCTGCAACCCAGTCAGCAGCGGAGTCACAAAGGCGACGATAGCGTTCCAGATGGAAGTGATCTTCGTCTGAATTGCGGTCAGTGCCGCGCTGATCAGGATCTGTATTGCCTGCCAGATGGTCTCAAACAGATATTTGAACGCATCCAGCAAAGGCTTGATGGTGTTATAGATTACGTTCCATACTGTAGTAATCGTGGTGCTGATGGTGTTCATGACCGTAGAGATTGCGGTCGAAATCGCCGTCCACACAGTTGTCACCGTGGTATGGATCGTATTCAGCACAGAAGAAACTGCTGTGGAAATGGCAATCCAGATGGTGCTGAAGGTCGTCTGGATACTCGTAAGAATGGTAGTAAAAAATCCAGACACTGCTGTAAATACAGTCGTTGCCACACTCTGGATAGCAGAAACTGTGTTTGAAAAGAAGCTGCTGATTCCGCTCCACACGGTCTCGAAGAAGCTCTTGATACTGCCCCAGACCGTCTGCCAGTCCGTGCCGAACAGACCAAGGAACACATCCAGTGCGCTCTTTAATGCGGTAAGAGTCGTAGAGAATACAGACTTCACACCTTCCCAGATGCTGAAGAAGATTCCCTTTACCACTTCCCATGCGCCGCTCCAGTTTCCGGAGAACATATTGGAAAAGACATCAAACAAGCCGAGCAGCGTATCCAGAACCGTACTCAATACCGTAGCCACAATCTGGAATGCTCCCTCAAACAGCGGTGCAAGCACCTGACAGAAGCCATCCCAGACTGCTTTCAGTACCTCAGTTACATCCTTAAAATCAAAGCCCAGCCCGCTGATCCGCTGTGTCAGCTGATCACAGAAGCCTTTCACCTTGGAAACGATGTCGTTCCAGATGCCGGTAATGGCAGCACGGAACTCCTCGTTGGTGTTCCAGAGATTCATAAAAGCCGCCACCAGCGTACCGATGACGGCCACTACAGCTACGACCGGCCCGGACAGACCACCCAGAACCACACCCAGCTTGCTGAACACACCGCTGGCACTTCCCACGTGGGTGATGAGAAGCCGGACACCCTTTGCAAGAGAACTGAACCCCCGCATCGCGGTGCCGACGGTCGATATGGTCTTGCCCAGCACAATGAGCAGCGGACCAATGGATGCCGCCAGCAGCCCGATCTTGATGATCGTTTCCCTGGTACTTTCATCCATACTGTTCAGCTTGTCCACGAACTGCTGCACGGCAGATACGATCTTACGGATGGTCGGCATCAGGATATCACCAAAAGAAATGGCCAGCTCTTCCAACTGAGATTTCAGAATGGTGAGCTGACCATTTAAATTGTCCTGCATGGTCTCTGCCATGCTTTCGGATGCACCATCGCAGTTTTCAATGGCTCCACGCAGTTTGTTGATGTCCGTTTCGCTGGAATTCATCAAGGCAAGGAAGCCGGACATAGCATTTTTGCCGACCAGTGCCTCAGCGTTGGCGGCCTTCTCAGATTCCGACAGCCCGGAAAATGCCACACGGCAGTCCGCAAGGATGTCGTTCAGGCTTCTCATGCTGCCATCCGCGTTGCTGGTCGCAATCGTGACCTCACCAATGTTTTTACCCACAAAGGTCACTTCACCGGAAAGGTTGTTCATGATGGTACGAAGGGACGTACCAGCCTGCGAAGCCTTGATACCGCTGTTTGCCATCAGGCCGATGGCTTCTGCGGTATCCTCTGCCGAGAATCCCAGCGCACCGGCGATAGGTGCACAGTACTTGAACGTCTCGCCCATCATGGAGACATTGGTGTTCGCATTGGAAGAAGCGGCTGCAAGGATATCTGCAAAATGCCCAGAATCTGCCGCAGACAAACCAAAAGCTGTGAGGGCATCGGTGACAATATCCGAAGTTGTAGCGAGGTCTTCGCCGGACGCCGCCGCAAGGTTCATGATACCCTCGATGCCGTTCAGCATATCCCCCGTTTTCCAACCGGCCATGGCCATGTATTCCATCGCCGAAGCTGCCTCGGATGCAGAGAACTTGGTCTTTGCACCCATTTCACGGGCTTTTGCGCGAAGCTGGTCGAAATCATCCCCGGTCGCACCGGAAATGGCAGAGACCTTACTCATCTCGGAATCAAAATCGGCTGCGGTCTTCACTGCGGCAGTGCCAAGACCCGTTACAGCGGCAGTCACCGGCAGGAACTTCTTGCCGACATTTTCTACAGAAGATCCGATGTTCTGGAGCTTTTCTCCGGCTTCATCGATCTTGGCAAGCGTCGCATTGGTCGTTGCCGCCTGGTCCTGTAAGGATCGCAGATTCTGTTCGGTCTCCACGATCTCACGCTGGAGGGCATCGTACTGCTGCTGGGTGATCTCACCGTTGGCAAGCTGCTCATTGGCCTGCTGTGCGGCAGTTTTCAAAGTTGCCAGCTTTTCCTTAGTTGCTTCAATGGCATCCTTGAGCATCTTCTGCTTCTGGACAACCAGTTCTGTATTGGAGGGGTCCAGTTTCAGAAGTTTGTTGACATCCTTCAGTCCGGACTGCGTCCCCTTAATTGATTTGTTTACACTTTCCAGTGCTTTGGAGAGCTTTGTTGTATCGCCGCCAATCTCAACGGTGATGCCCTGGATTCTGGATGCCATTTGTGTAACCACCTCCTCGCAGGCATAAGAAAAGCCCATCTGCACAGGGCAGACAGGCTAAAAAATGGGTATAAAAATACCCCGTCAGATTTCTCCAACGGGGTTTCTACCGATTATTGAATTTTACTCCATAAGAGCATTGTGCTCTCCATAATATCCTCATAGCTGATATCAGCCGCATACGGATATTTCTTCTGGTAGGACTTCCAAAGTGTATGTAACTGTGCGTCATCACTGACGGCAGCCATAATTTTAGGTGCTTCCTCTTTCAGATTTTCGGTGCTTCTTTTCTTACAGGTTGCCTCAAATGCCTTTTTCAGCACATCAGCATCGATGTCCTGCTCGTAAATAGAAAGCAGGGTCTTGATGTCATAGAAATCTCTCATTCGGGTATTCAAAAGACCTCTTGCAAGGACCGTCTGAAGTTTTTCTGCCAGAATTGTTTCCAAATTATACGACCAAAGGCTGATGGAACGGTCATCCAAGAGCAATTTATAGTTGTACTCGATTGCTCTTGGCGTGATAACATCTCCTGTAGATATATCAATCTTCATCGGTGTAACGAGTTTTCCCATCACAGCATTCATGGTAAATCGAATACCCGGATACTCCATCTCATCCATGATATTAGAAACTTCCTTAACCTCAAAGGTCACTCCATCCCCAAGATTGATATCCTTGACTTCATCCACAATCCGTTTTGCATCTTCTGCCGACAGATTCTGATTTTTAATGCTCGTATCGATATCCATCGTGGACCGCAATGCTACGCCAACCATCGCTGTCACCAGCATTCCGCCTTTAATGATAAAATTATCTTTATACTGCGAACTGGCAACTCTCTCAAGGAAACGCTCCATCATATAGATCCGCATGAGCGTTCTGGCATCTGCCTTGTTTTCCTTTGCCACATTCTTAATTCTTCCCTTAACCTGTTCTGGTGTCAGCTGCATTTTACAATAGTACCCCCATATATCTGCGGATTACATTATCAACCCGAAACAGCTTTGCATATTCCATGAGTCGATTTAGGTCCTTGTCTCTTCTGGAAACATATGTCTTCAGAACGGAATTGAAATCCTGTGCTTCAATACTGCTCCGGCTTCTCATCAGATCACAAATCGTTCGTTCCAAGTCATACATTGGAATCATGTTCCCATCGTTGTCTTTCACAATGATCTTTCCGACATCCAGTAATTCCCGTTTTACCGTATATACTTTACAACTTCCATCCGCTATAAGTCGATGTGCATTGTAACCGCTGTATATGGTAAGTGTGTGGACAAACGGTTCTCTGTCTGTCAGACCATGATAATAAAAGGCCTCATCATGTGAAAAAACAGCATTCGGGCATCTCTTATGAAGCACATATAACTCATCGACCCAATCCGATCCCGTAGAATACACACCACGGCTGACCGGCTCCAATCCGTTTTCTCGAACATATTTGTAAAATTTAAATTTTGAAATTCCAGATTTTCCCGCGATTCTCGGCGTAAGGTAATCATGATTTTGAACTAATCTTGTCATCTCATTCATAGAATCACCATCCTTCCGTGCTTATATTGTAATCGAAATAAGCACGGTAGTCAAGTAAAATCAAACGAGCGTGCTTATTTCACATTTAATATATGCACGCTCGTCGAGTTTTATTCTGTCAAAATTTGTCAAAATCAGCTTGCGAGGCCAGCTCTTTGTACGGATAGTCGTCGTTCTGCCGCTCCGTGAACATATCATTGACCAACCCGATGGTCAGCAGGTCGAGGTCGGCGATACTGATACCGAGCTGTACACAACGCAGCAGAAAGAGCGGGGTGGTCATTTCCCGCTCACTTTTTCGAGGTTTTTTCTGGATTCCACCTCGGTCTGCACATTCAGACCCCACAGTTCGATCAGCTGGGGCAGGATCTGGTAGATGGAGAAGGTGTTGAACTGGTCCAGAAACTCCTCCGGGCTGTCCGGCACCTTTGCCGGGTCCGCATGACGAGCCATCAGCCATGCCAGGTCCTCGAACATCTCCAGACTGAACAGGTCGAGGTTGGAATTGTCCTCATCGTTCTCCCCCACACTCTTTTCCAGCTGGCGCAGGTCCTTGTAAATGTCGCGGCCGAACTTGATGCGGTACAGGCGAGGCACAGCGGCACTTGCCTTAAAGGTGACTTCCTTGCCATCGATCTCGATTTTCTTAGTAACTGCCATAATCGTAATCCTCCAAAATTTCATGTAAAATTGGCAGAGCCGAAGCCCTGCCGTATATCGTGTTTCTTACTCTGCCGGGTCAATGCTGACCAGTGCATTACCGCCGCTCACAGTCGGCAGCTTTCCATCCCACTTCTGAACCTTCTGGTAATCGATCAGCGTATCGGACAGGCTTTCTGCCAGTTTGCGGTTTGCTTCTGCCTGTGCGTCTGCGGCAATAGAAGTCTTCTGAGCTTCCGCCTCTGCATTGGTGATTGCCACCTGCTTATCCGCTTCTGCCTTGGCAATGGCAGCTTCATTCTCAATCTTCTGCTTATCCGCGTTCTGCTGTGCAATGGACTTCTGCTGGATGGCTTCGTTATAGGCATCCTCGAAATTCATGTCGTTGATGACGACCTTGTTTACGAACACAACGTCCTCACCATATTTCTGCACAAGGGACTCTGCCAGCTTCTGCTGTGCCAGAGGCTCGATCTTGGTGCGGTTGGTTACCTCATTGGGGCCAAGTTCAGCCATTGCAGACTTGATTGCCGATGCCACCAGCTCGTCACCGACCAGATTCTTGATGTCGGACACATTCGCATACAGCCATGCACTCTTCTCAGGAAGCACCTGATAGGTCACGATGACATCAGCAGCATACACAGGGGTCTTGTCAGAGGCTTCGCCCCAGACCTGTGCTTCGATGTGCTTATCCTGCTGCTTGTTGTTGACCTTGTGAATGCTCTGCACAAAGGGGATGCAGAAGTTGAGCTTGCCACTCTGGATGGTGGTCTCCTGGATCTGGCCGAAGCTGGTCTTCACGCCCGTGTAACCGGTGGGGATGATGTGGAACGAGCAGACAGCCAGTACCAGAACGATGATCACTGCGAACAAAGGAAAAATCTTCTTCATAGTCATATACCTCTTTATAATAATGTAAGCAGAGCCGAAGCCCTGCGGTGTGTGTCGGTCACTTAGCCCTGCGGCTCCTCGGTGTGACTGGTGTCTTCGGTGTCCACAGCTTCCGCCTGCGGCTCGTAGACCGCATCGTACCACTTGTTATAGACATCATCCGTGGTGTTAGTACCGGTCTTTGCCTTGACATAACCGTTTGCCAGAGGGGTTGCCTGCAGGTTCAGGGTGTCTGTCTTGACTTCCTTGCTGTCCTCGTTGGTCTCACCCTCGATGGACGGACGGCTTGCTACACAGTTGTACAGCACATGGCGGATGTGACGCTGGTCACCATCGAACTCAAACAGGAAGGCGAAATGTTCCAGTTCCACATTGGCGTTCTCAGCAAGCACGCCGTTACCATCCAGCTCCTCGTGCATGATGTCCGTGAGGAAGCTCTCCGGAATCAGTGCGATCTCAAGATCCCCCTCATAGCCGGAGTTGTTATTCACGACATAGTAGGCGATATTGTCCGCATAGAACGGCTCGATCTCGCCATTGGCATCCATAGAAAGACTGACTGCACCGGGGATGCGGACCGGCTTTGCGTAAGTGACGCTGCCATCTTCGTCAAAGGTCGCCTTGGCATAATGGCAGTTTTTCAGGCCAAATTTGACCTTATTGCTTTGCTTCGACATTGGTTATTCCTCCTATCGCCCTGCGGCCGACTTATACGGTCAGCTCATACAGGACTTCATACATCTTTTCGGTTTCGATCCAGACCTCGCTTTTCTCATAATAGAGTTCATGCGAAGTCAGGACTTCTTCAATAGTTGCTTCCATATCCGGGTCTTTGTAATCGGTATACACCTCAATGTCCAGCCGGTTGAAATGGTAGTACACAAGGTTATCCGCACCGAAATTCTCGGCTTTCGGATACAGGAAGCAGATAAACGGTGGATCAGGGCTCTCCCCTTCTGCGAAATGGTCATACGCATAAGGAAGCCCCATCTCCTCCACCAGAGCTTTTACTTCTTCGTGGGTCATTGGTTTCTCCTTACTTTAGTGCCTTTTCGATGAGGGACTGTAGCTGCTCGATACCTGCCTGTTCAGCCGGAGCGATATGCGGTCTTCCTGCCACCCGCCCGCCGCCGCGCTTAGCATGTCCCTTTTCCAGCAGATGTGCCAGCTGGTAGCGGTTCTTGGAATGCACCACCATCTGAATACTCTGGCTGGATTCGGACTGTTTGGTCGCCACCCAGCTTCCTTTGTATGCGCCCGTTCTGGACGGTGCATTGGCAGAGATCTGGTCTTTGACCGTTTTCGCAGATTTGCGGACTGCCTTCTTAACCTCGGTGGAGGCAAGGGTCGCATATTCTTTTAAGCCCTCGTTGATGGCGTCAGCCATCTCATCAATGCTGACGGTTCTGCTCATCCGGCTGCCTCCTCTCCAGTCTGCAATGAATCTTCAGGATCTTCTTCTGATAGTTCATCGGGTCAACGGATTCGATATTGTAGAGCTGATCCCGGAAGCGGATGCGGTAACCAGTGGAAGTTAATCCTCTGGTCTCGCTGCACCAGCGAACCGTAAACACCACGCTCTTCTGTTCGGCTGTGACCTCACCTTCTTCTTCCTGTGCCTGATAGGTCGAAACGTAGGCAAAGCAGGTGAAATATTCCTCCCATGTGTTCCGATGGTTTCCGACCTTATCGGTCACGACCGTGCTTTTCTCGATTGTGATCCGCTCATTCAGTTTCTCGATCATCAGAACACCCCCTCCCTCACAGCAAACAGAATGGAACGAAGCGTCAGCATCAGCTGCTTATGGTCAGCTTCGTCCCGGTGCTCATAGAGATACCCCAGTGCATACAGAATCGCCACACGACAGGTGCTGCGCAGGGCTTCCAGTTCCCTTGTGGGCTGTACTCCGTTCTCGGCATCCTGGTCAGCGGCATTGACTGCCTCCCACTGGTCTTCCGAAAGACGGCCAACGTCCTTGCACATCTGCTCCGCAGAAGATAAAAGGATGCCGATCAAGGCATCCTCATCGCTGCTGTCCACGCGGAGATAGGTCTTCGCTTCGTAAAGCGGGATCAGTGCCATAACCGGCTCCTCCTTTCCAGACTTTCTTAGCCCTGCGGTGCCATCTGCAGAAGCTGTACGGCTTCCGGCAGGATCAGCTTGCCATCCACACGCTGGGTGGTCAGGAAACCGACCTGATCAGTACGGGCATACAGCTCGTTCAGACGGCGGAAGGTGCGGTTCTGGCGGTCAGCCACCCAGTAGTAGCTGTAATCGCCAAAGGCCATGACCTTGCTGCCACCCTTGATCTCCGGCATGAAGGCGGAAGTCTTCAGCGGACGGTTCAGCAGGGTATCCGGCTTGCCGATCTCCAGACCCGGCTTCCAGATATAGTTGCCGTTGTTGTCCTTGATGGTCATCAGCTGCAGCACCAGGGCTTCGTTGCAGAGGAACTGTGCCTTCTTGCGGTACGGAGCCTTCAGTGCATAGTAGAGCTTGAAGATCTCATCGAAGGTAACGGCATCCTTCTGGGCAGCGGTCACACCGACCTTGGCACCGCCGGTCTCAGCCAGCAGACCCAGAGGCTTGCCCACACCGTCACCGGTGATAAAGGCGCGCTCCTCTGCGTTGCCCATACGCACACCGAAACGGCGGGCAATATAGGTGGCGAGGTCAAAAGCGGAGTCGTTCAGCAGCTCGTTGGAGATCTTGATCATAGTGCCCAGCTTGTACGCTGACAGCATGGTCTGGCCGAAAGTGGTATCGCTCTCCGGGATCTCCTCGCCCTCATCGATCCAGCTTGCCTCACCGGTATCCTCTGCGATGGGGATCTTGCGGGTGCCGGAGCTGGTGCGGATGACCGTTGCCATGCCACGGAAGATGTTGTTCTCCTCCAGTGCCTCCACCAGCTTCTTCTCGAACTCATCGGGAACGGTAAAGCCGCCCTCGGTGTCCTCACCCACAGACAGGGCATTGCGGACCTCGCCGTAATGGCCACGGTTGCGGATCATGTTCCAGAAGTTCTCGGCATACTCGGCAGTGGCAGTCGGCTTGACATCCTTCTTGGCACCGTTCTTCGGGTCAGCATGGACAGGACTGGAAGTCGGTGCGGACAGCTGTGCCTCGATCTGTGCCTGCTGCTCCAGGCGCTCGATCTCTGCACCCAGGTCCTTGACCTCCTGTGCCATCTTGTTGTACTGCTCCACGGCCTCAGCCTTTACCAGACCGTTCTCGCCGCGGTTCTTCTCCAGAAAGTCCTTGGTCTGCTCCCAGAGAGTGTTGCGCTTGGTGCGCAGTTCCAGAATCTTACTCATAGTGTTTGTCCTCCATAGATTGATTTGTGGTGATATAAAAAACAGCCCGAATGCACATCACTTCATGCACTCAAGCTGTTTCATCAGGATATTGTAAGGGATGCTGCCATCCTCGGTCTTGCCGTCCATGTCAAGAACAGGCCCCGGATTGGCAGGCGGTTCTGCCGGAGGGGTCGGCTCTGCGGACGGTTTCGGGTCAGCCGGCGGCTCCTTCGGCTCAGTGTGCTTCTGACCTACGTCTTCCGGCTTCACACCCAGACGGTTCAGGACGATTAGATCCATCTGACGGCTGGAGAAAAGGTGCCCTGCCGTATCCTTCTGGAACGGCTTCTTTTCTTCGCCCTCGCCCGGTTCACTGTCAGGGTCTTCTTCCGGATTCTCCGGGTCTGCCGGGTCACTGTC